GGAGGTTGTCAAGCATCACTGCAAGAAGCGCTTGGCCTACGCTTAAGCTCAACCGGCTACGGCGTGGGACCAGCACCTGAATCTCTACCACCACCAGACCTCGCACAACTCTACTCCGCCTGCGAAATGCCACTGACCATGGGACTTGAACCCAAATTCAGGCCAGAAGCAATCGAGGAAGTAGGGAAGATACGAGTGGCAACAATCCATGACGCTCTGGCGACACACTACGGACGAGGTGTGTCGGCAGAGACCATTCCACTATTGGCAAGGCATCCCTGGTTCCGAGCAGGGCTGACTGGATCAAAGATAGAACTCGAACCGCACAAAGGCGATCACGGGCTCTTAACTTTGTTCAGTGCAGACTTGACGGCAGCCACGGAACTCCTAACACATGATCGAGCACAAGCGATCATGCGAGGAGTAGGGAATGCCTTGGAATGGAGCGAGTCACGGATGGAGGCAGTAGAGACTCTGCTAGGACCCCAGCGTCTCATCTACCCAGGAAACCCCAAACACGGACACCTAACAACAAATAGTGTCCTGCTGGGGCTCGGTATCACATGGACTGTGCTATCAATTGTCAACGCCTTCAACGCGACAAGAGATGGCCTCAATGATCGATCATTTGCCGTCTGTGGAGATGACCTCACGGGACTTTGGAACAAAGTCCATCGTGAACAGTACATCTCTAAGACAGAGGAAATGGACTTACAGATCAACCGATCAAAGAGCTTCACATCACGCAAACTAGGCGTGTTCTGTGAAAGACTAGTCCGGAGAGTCTACCCGACGTATGTGGAGCGCAGCCTCCGAACCTCGCCAAAGATCCGGATATTCCTGGATGGTTCTACGCATGAGTTCCCACAAGTCAAGGTGAGAAAGACTCTCCTGTGTACCGACGTACACGACGTCCTGGGTATTCGAGAAGCAAGCGCGGCGAAACTCCTGACTCGACGAGGACGAACTGGAGCTTATGCAGTACGAGGAAACCTACTGCATAGACTTGAGACAACTTCTGGACCACTGCGGACACTCATCCTCCATACCCTTCAAAACACCAGGCCCAAAGGAACATTTAATGGGCCTGTATGGGTAGGAGGAAACGGAAACAGAGTGAGCACAGCAGAAGATGTCCGTCGAGCCAGACGCGCATACATTGGCTACCTCGTACGAGGAGCCCCACTCCAAACACAAGAAGGAGTGGTAGATGCGGACTGGTGTGAAAAACGACGGCACATTGTCCAAGAGCTCCAGCCTGCAGCAAAGGGACCAAAAGAATCGGA